CTTTTTCATCCCGCTAACAAACGGGATTTTTCCATCAATTAAAATAGATGTAATCATAATTACTCCTGGAAGAATTTATTTTTTATGGTTTGAGTAAGAACGTAAGCGCCTTTATTGCTCAGGTGTAGCGTGTCCTGCCATGCGCCATTGCTGTTGTCGTATTGTTTCGGGAACAACTGATAGCCACTGATAAAGCTGACATTTTCAGCTATAGCAATCTGTCTCATTGCTACATCATATTCTGATAATGCTGGGTTACCTGACGGGTTGCTTTGCGCCGGAGAAATAAGGCAAATACAAACACCCGGATTTGCACTTCGATGCTTTGAAATGATTTCGCTTATCCCGGTCTTATATTGAGCAACCCCCTGATTTAGCCTGAAATCATTCGTGCCAAGAATGATAAACAGCATATCAATATCCAGATATTTAACTACGGGTTCAATCCAATCTGAGAAATTCAGGTAATCACTGGCAATAGCACCCTGATTACCCATTCTTGAAACAGTAATACCGGATTGAATACTGTTATTTCTGCTATACAGCCCGAAAATTGACACAACACCATCACCGGAACTGTGAATAGTAAAATCAACACCAGCATCGGGATTAAGCCCGGTAAAATCATATTTCACAGACTTCCCGGTATTATTCCCTGTAATTGTCACAGGGTCGTTACTGCCAATTGTCACTGTAAAACTACCATTACCGTCGTAATAAAACAGTGAAATATCCGTGGCTTTAATGTTTGACCATCGAATAGTCCCGACAACATTATTGTTGTAACATGCGTATCCGTCTGGCCCACTGCCGTACAGTGGTGGGTTAATGGCCGCTTTCCCGCCGTCGTACAGCGTGAATCCAGTCACCCCAACGGTTGGCACGCCAGCCATAGGGCCACCATAGTATGAAAAGTCTATCCATCCCTGATCTTTATATGAGCCACCCAGCACATCAATTAGTGATTGTGGAATGGTATTATTTTCAGTCCATGAATCACCTGTGAATGCAACATTAAGGCTGGCAATCTCGTTGCGTGAAACCATCCCACGCTTAAACAGGAATTTATATAAATCACCCTGGATAAAATAGCTATCTGCAATAGAAGAGCCGCCACCTGAACTGTTCACCAGGTTTTTAATAAACTGCTGCAATACTGGCCCTAATCCGGCAGCATCTGGTAGCCCCTTGTCCAGCCAGAACGGAACATTTCCTTCATTATCGTATAAAATCGGGAAAAATCTGGTACTCAGGGATAATTGAGGAAGAAACTTGTTCGGAATCTGTGAAACAAATTCCTGTAATACTGGACCCATAGCAGCAGCATCAAGAGCGCCCTTGTCCAGCCAAAGTGGTACATTTTCATCTGTATCGTGAAATAACGGAACTTTTGTCGGTCGATATAATCCCGGAACCATTCTGGAATCAACATAATCAGTCCCGATTAATTTTGCCACTTCAACAGCTACGCCACCCTCATTGCGATAAAAAGTAAATGCATCACCATCAGGAATACGGAAATATTGTCCTTCCGTTGTTTCTGCTAATCCCTGTTCAATTGTTTCTTTGATAATGGCTTCGCCGTCAAGCGAAGAAACAATTGCATCAAATCCATTTTCAATTTTAGCCCATGATTTACGCGGTACGCCGCCGCGATCAATAACGGTATCATCAGGCCCATTAATCAGTTTATCCAGGCGCTGGACATTTCCCATAAAAGACTGGGGATCAGATGTTCCCAGTGGAGGATTTAAAGCCATGTTATTTGCTCCATAAATAGCCATTCGCGCAAATGAGGGTTTGCACGAACAGTGGTTGCAGGTTAATTAAAAGTGAGTTTTAAGAGACGTCGCCGGGATAAGTAGCGTCGTCGTAATCATAGAAATCTTCGCGGTACTGCCGGGCTGTGACTTCACATGTGCCGTCTGGCTGTGGAGTTATTTCAGCGACAGTGGCGTGATAAACATCTTTCTCAGAACTACAGAAAACAAGACGAGGCGGTTCAATAAACGGATCACTAAGAATAATGTCGTCAAATTCCGGCCTGTGCTGTACTGATAACTGATAGTCGCTAACTGGCGAGACTTCCAGCAGTCGGGATGATGATCCATCCTGATACCGCAAAATCGCCCGCGCATTCTGAAATGACCAGTCAAGAGGTTCAGTTACAGTAAATGTTGTCACGCCGCCAGCTGTAACCATCTGCTCGATCAGACATGAAATGGTATTGCTGCCGGGTATGTCATCTGTCATGACAATGTGATCATCAACGTTGTAACAGAGCGCATCCATTTCTGTTGTCGTTTTATGCACCAGGCGCTGACGCAGATATTTCATCAGCCTGCGCATACCGATTTGATATGCCCTGTCCTGGCTGATAGCAATATCTAACTTGAAATCCTCAACTTTGACGGGCGTGGGATTGCCTGATGTCCGGCACTGCACGGTTTCTTCTGCCCAGGTGATCGGGCTGACATACGTCACATCAACGCCGTCATAATCATCATCAGATGGCACAGTGAAATCTGTCTGTAAATCCTCTGTCATCTCATGCGGGGTTATCATTCCGGCCCACGGTTTAACCCCCTCACGACTGACTGATGCCAGCCCCTCCTTGTTCAGCAAAAAATTGCTTTTCCCGGCACTAGCGATTTTTTGCAGCATTTCCAGTGCAGTAGTGCTGTCGCTCGTGGCGTAGTCAAACGTTTCCCCGTTTGGTGTCCAGTACGCGGATTGCAGCGCATCAATTGTTGCTGAATCCATTTCAATACCCAGAGAACGTCCGACATGATAGAGCGCCCCGGCTATTGAGCGATTATCGCCAGTGCCATAATCTCCTGTCGTGAGAACACTAACGCGCCTGTCTGACTGTGACGCCAGTCGCGTACCGGTTCGCACTGTCAGACCCAGCGTGGTAATAGCGCTATAGCGGGATGGTCGTTTGGGTAGCTTTGCTTTCAGCGACTGCCAGTTAACTGCATCACGAGTTGTTCCACCCCATACTGGGGTATCGCGCCGCATACGGATTTCATAATTACCCGGCTGAGGGAATGTGATCGACTCGGTATAGCCGATCATGTTCACAGTATCGTTACCGTGCGTAATAACAACAGAAGTCCAGTTCTGTGTCCCTGCCAGTCTGTACTGCACTGTCATCTGAACTTCATGCCAGTGTATTTTTCCGTCTTTACTGCCGATATCAACCAGGCCATTCGGGTAAATCAGGTTCAGCTCGACTTCGCTTGTAACCTCTCCGTCCGGGCAGCACATAAACGGCCCTATCCAGTCCAGATCATCATTTATGCCACTAACCTCGGCATCCAGCATTGTCCGTGGCGTGAAGCCAGGCCAGGTTGTATCAACAACCAGTGAATTGCCATCAGGCTTCAGTCGTAAAACAGTAATGGTCAGCCCATCAATAGCTGTAATGCGGAACTGATCGCTTTTTACACCGATAGCCAGACGCTGAATGCCTGACGGGATACCGGAAAATGCCGCGCCAGTGGCGCTATCACGTGCCAGCGTTAGAGATGGCAGAACAGCAGGTGAACCGCCAGACGATGCCACGCCAGCAACCTGAGCGGGGGTGTCACCGAAAATTTCACCAGGCAACAGTGTTGCAGTTACTGAGCCTCCCCGGAACGGGCTGGAGCTCTCAATAATTTGCAGGCGACCACCTGTGTTTTTTGCTGTCAGGCCAGACCCTGTTAACTGTCCATCAATTGCACTGACCAGGGTAGCCATCGCAATATAGTCATCATTGAGAGCGATAACATAACTGTTGCCATGCCATACAATCGTGAATGTCAGGGGTGCAGCACTGAAATCGTACGTTGATGGTGCAGCACTGGCAGTAATTGAAGCAGCAGAACCACCCACGCCGGGTACGCCTGGCGATCCGGGGTTATATGACGAAACAAACAGGTTGTAGCTATTGGTATCCCAGTGCAGTGAAACTGGCATACCCACTACAGGGTTTAACTCAGCAAAATCACCGTGGATCACATTGCCACCGCCAGCACTGGTAACAGTGAACATATCCGGCGCAATAACAGTGATTTCAGTCCCCTCTTTCCACGATTCAGGAACAGAAGTATTGGGATCAGAGTCATCACTTGCTGTCTGACCGATCAGAGAAATCGAATCGCCAGCAATCGACACTGCATCAGCACGGATACTGACACGACTGGGGCCAGTAGACGCGAGGTCAAGACCAGCCGTGCCGGATGACGTACCGCCAACCTCTGTTGAGTTAAACCAGTTTTCTGAACGTGGATCACCGCTTACGTCAGCGCCAGGCGGGTAAATATCAACAGAGATATCATCACCGAACGACAGCAATGGTGTTGAGCCGATTTTGATATCGCCAGCATTGAACAGCTGCCTGCCAACGCCGACACTCAAAAACATCTGCGTACGGAATATCTGCGGATCGTCTTTATCAAAGCGGCTGATGGGCTGAACAATATAATCCGGGTAAACCTTGAATTTACCGAAAACCTCTCGAATGGGGTCACCCAGCTTCGCGGTATTCGCCTTTGCCGGGGATAAATCCAGCTGATCCCCGTTAGCTGTGCTCATGCCGCCCTTTTGCATCTGCGACATCATCACAATGGAGTAAATCGCAGATGCCGCAGCAATCCCCGCAGCAACCCAAGTTGCAATAGCAGCGGCGGTCATCCCCTCTCCGGGGATCGGATAAACTTTTATATCGCTGTCTGGCTGAATAACTGATGTGTGCCAGATGGCAGGTGGAATACCACGACCGTTCACAAAAAAAACGACTTTTTGCGCAACATCCTGCGAATATCCCTTCACATTTTCACGCATCCAGCAGTCAATCGTCATTTCCCTGTGTTCGTGAGTTTCCAGTGCCTCAACAGAAGCGCGTGACGGGTAAATTCTGATAGTCACTGATAATACTCCACTTTTAAATACTGACGCTCAAAGCGGGCCAGCGGCATAATTGTTACGTTGCGGCGGGGATTGCATTCCATTACATGCAACATCCCACCCAGCTCTACAACAACACCCAGGTGAGCAATCAGCTTGCCGATATAACATGCCGCAACTGCACCATTACATGGAGAACAGTGAGTAACGTTGCTGCGGAAATTCTGGCAGGCTGTATCCATCTCGGAACCCTCTTTGATGATCCCCTCAAATGCGGGCCAGTCAGGTAAACCAAGATCACGGCGCACCTCATGAACCACGCCGTAGCAGTCGAGAACAGGGTAAACACGCCCGCCCATCTGCCATTGGACAGAAAGGTATTTATCAATATTGAGCATAGGAACCTGCTAAGAGATCTAAGAGATGTGACGCAGTCCAGGGAAATCAGGCAACGTGTAGCGATAACGAGGCCATGAATAATCAAGGATATTTTTGAATCCAGCAGTAATACTGACGGTTAAAGACGTCCACGATCCCCCCTTAACAGGCATCGAGTACGGGGGTTCAGCAGGCGCTGACAAGTCAGTGTCAATGTATTTCCTGAATATAATTCGGGCAGATGACAGGGTTTCCAGTGATGAACGAATTTCAGTAGACACAACGCCGTCAATATTGCAGAGCACGAATTTTAAATCCTGAGTACCATCCTCATTACGCGCAGGAAGTGAAAATTCAATTCCACATGCAATATATGTCACTAAATCCCCGCTTTCTGTATAAGCCTGGATATCATCGAACCCCTCACAAAGAAAGTGACTTTTATCACCGATAACAACTTCCAGTGTGGCGATCAATACTTCAGAGCCGGATGATGCGTATAGCCTGTCTATTATCGTCATGCTTTAGGCCACTCCTTGTTAATAGCAATATCAAGAAGACTGGAACCAGCGATCCATTCAGGATAGTTACCCCATCCTGCCGGGTATGATGGCCTCTCCCATAGTTCAACTGACGCGCTGTAACGCCAGTACATCCCGCCTTCTGGTGTTGGCCCCTCATAGATGTCTTTAAACCGACAAACATAATTTTTGTGACCAACTGGCGTAAGTAGAGGTATGTTAAACCAGGCCGAACCGTCACCCAGTGTGTCACGAAACCATGCTTCAAAGACCTGTGCTTCTACATCGTTAAGAATCCAGGCAAGATCGGTTTCGCTGGGCGTGGATGTGTACTTACGCCTTTGTCTTGCTCGTCCTGTCACCATTTTGGTTCTTATCAGTGGTGATACCGGACGCAAGCCAAATGCCTCTTTCAGTGGTTCAGGAAGATAATCAGAGGGATAATTCAGGCTTGTAGTGATCGCCATTATCCTGGTCTCCTTCTGAGTGTGGTTTTCGCATACATGACTTTGCTTAGAGCACCAGTTCCGCTGGAGATATCCTGCACTGACATAGCATGACCTCTCCTGGCTCCTTCTTCAGTAGCCTTACGCACCAGAGCTATCGTTGCATCAGATGGGTTACCATTAATTGGAATATTGATTTGTGGGGCGTAAACATTGCCGCCAGCACTCTGATTAGCCACGCGGTCCAGAGTGGCATCAAGTT